ACATTACCATCCACGTAGACGTTACCCACAACCTCAAGATCCTTTTGGGCATACACATTGTTACTAATAGTGAGCTCCTCCGTCACAGTCACATTCCCAGAGACGTAAGCATTACCGGTGAGAGTAAAGTCTTTGTAGGCCACAACGTTGCCATCCACATAGACGTTACCCACAACCTCAAGATCCTTTTGGGCGTACACATTGTTGCTAATAGTGAGCTCCTCCGTCACACTCACATTCCCAGAGACATAGGCATTACCGGTGAGAGTAAAGTCTTTATAGGCCACAACGTTCCCATCTACATAGACGTTACCCACAACCTCAAGATCCTTTTGGGCATACACATTGTTGCTAATAGTGAGCTCCTCCGTCACATTCACATTTTGGGACACATAGACATTCCCATCAACAAGAATATCCTCGTGTGCGTAAATATTAGCGTCCACGTGGGTGAGACCATAGACGTGAACATTGATATCCTCATCCGTTTTTGGCGTAAAGGTCTTATCCGTGGGGTTTGCGTCGGTGTAACCAATAGCAAATTCGTCCGTCCCCTCACGATACCCAATGACAACATTTGACAACGCGTCTGGACGATGCATCAAAATACCCAAATCAAGGGTTGTATCGGCGGATGTGTTATTTTGTCCAAGTTCAATGAGGGCATCCTTGATGGCTGTATTCTCCGTATAGATAACCGTCGTATCTCCATTAACTCTGAGATTTCCATCGACGACGAGATCACGTAAGATGGCAACGTTGCCAGAAACAACCAAAACGTTTGAACCAAATTCATCAATGTAGAGGTTTGAACCAACACTCACGGTATGTTGGGGAAGTAAGTTTGATATACCAACATTTGAATCCGTAACAAATCCAGTATTATTATCAGAAAATCTAAACTGAACAGTATTTGATGTTACATTTGCACGATTTACAGTGAGGGCGAGAGTTGCGCCACCGACGAGGGCATTCGCAGATTCACCGGATTCTGTAATCTCCTTGGTATTTTTGTCATACATCAAAAGTACAACTTGTGGTTCTGTATAATCAGGTCTATTCCTGATAGGCGATAAATACACTGCGTTTTCATTTATTGTTGGAACCAGTGTATTACTCGCGTTGAAGACAATGGTATTTTCCGCCTGATCCGTAGAGTCAGGTACATGCTTACCAAACCGAATCTTGGTAGATCTCTCTACTGCGGGTAAGTTCTTGACCATTTAATATAGGGGGGTAAATTAATTTGCGTAGAGGAGCCCAGCCATTCCATTTTGTATACGAAGGATGTTGTAGTTGACGGCATAAATTGGGTCATTAATGACTGCCCCCTCACTCATAATCTTGGCTGACTCAATACGACTAAAATTGAGAGTGCCCGTTGGCTGGAGAGAACTCGTCATGAGGCAGAAACAGTAGAGGAAGAAGTCTGGAGATGTGACACAATTTGTGTGATAATAGCTCATCACATCAATGTAGTGTGGTTTCCCCCATCTATAGTTCCCAAGTTCAACCCCATTGATACTCAATTTCACCTTATTTGTTGGTGATGTGAGAGCGCCATTTGTGGTGGTATCGGAGGATGCGAGATACTTCACTGGGTGATTGAAGGTAAGATCTTGAACAGTTTCACCACTTGGGAGGTTCTTTTGTACTTGGGTGATGAGAAGATCGTGTGTACGCGTAGCGATGTTACCCCGCTCTTCATTGTCCAAGTAATAGTAGTTGGCATACATTTCAAAATTGTAGTCTGCCGCTTGGGAACCCCAGTGAATTCTCAATTCCACATTGTGATAGTTGAGGGCAACGAGAGGGAGCGCACACTGTGGCCCCTCACAAAAGAAGAAACGGAGGGGATAAAAGTAGGAACGCGCGTGAACCCCCGGATGTGTACCGATGGCACTCCGAGATACATTTTGGGCAAAAGTATCAATCGCAATCTTTTCCGTAAACACCGAATCCTGTGTATCAACAACAGAACCACCAATGAGCAACTCAATTTTATCGATGAGGAGATCCCACCGAGACGTATCGAGGGCTTGGGTTGTGTCGTCAATTGTTAAGTAGATGTATCCCAAGAGATCACCCGATCTCTCAATTTGGACACTTGACATTGAATTATTTTTCACATCTCCGCGTATTGTCTGCTTCTCTACGGATTGTGAAAAATTAGAGTGTCGTTTGAAGGTTGAACTAAAAAACGATATCTCTGGGTTGCCCATAATGAACTCATCCTGAGCACCAATTGCTACAAGTTGAACAATACCCGAAGACATGGTATACTACTCTAAAGGGAGAAAATTACAAGTTTGGTTTTCTACACACAAATCTAAATACTAAAAAGTTTGCGCCATCGTCGGTTGAGTTTTTAATCGTGTTGCCATTTTGATCACGAATGGTCACACTGAGACGATCGATGCGTCGAATTGGATCGATGTATTGACTTACGATTGGATAGTTATCCTTGAATGTAATGAGTGAGTTACCAGTGGCGTGGGTGGCACTTTCGGTTATGAGACTCGCGAAAGACCCTCGGAGCATACTCAAGTGCCCCTGCCCAGTCAAAACATTTGAGGCTCTGTCGTTAAAGATGGTATCCAATTCTTCCACAGAAACATAGCAATGCTCGGTCACAACATTTGAGTGAATGTGGGCAGCCAAAAGTCTCGCCTGAACCACATTTTTGAGGGGTTGCTGAAGGTGGCACGTAAAAGTATTCGCACTGTCTTGACCAATTGTGTCAATAGTTATGGTGTGATACTCGTAGTCAAGATCTGGGATAGTCTGGGACGAAGTCACCAAAGCCATTTAGTATTAGCTTAGATTAAAGATCCGCCGATTCCATCCTCAATCTCGTAGTTCGCGTGGTCTCTGACCAATTCTCTGGCACCACAGAGGCCACCTGGAGTCAAGGCCTTGCTGTACGTGCTACCATCTTTGTAACCCGCCGCACATTCCACCTTATTCTCAAGATCAAAGAGGGACTTCTCACTGATCGCCTTGATAGTGATTGGTCTGGGTTGGTACTTACTGGTATTTTTCAACATACCGAGCACAAAGATCAAAGCGATCAAGACCATGATGGACATGATCGCATTTCGGTTAGCACGGTTGAGGTTAAACATTTATAATGTATACATATATTTTTTCTAAAGTGCGTTAAAGGTTATTGAATAGTTTCCTATTAGAGAGTAGATGGACGAAGAAATTGTCTTAGATCGTGGAAGTACCACTGTGATGAAACTTGATGCCGATGAACAGGCCCTGATGGATGAAATTGAGATCTCAACGTCGCGTCCTCAGCCTGCGCGACGACCCCAACAATCTCAAGTGCGACGCCCCCCACCACAACAATACCAAGAACCTATGGATGCCTTTGTGAATCCAAACAAACAATCAACCCCAGCAGCGCCCCAAGAAGATGAAGAAATTGACTATGGTGAAGATGAACCCATGTTTTTTGATGACGATGGACCGGGTCCACAAGAGGAGCAACCCTCCAAGGGATACAGTTCCATAGACGAAGAGAAGAGTGACCTTGTGAACAAGTTGGGTCGCCTTGAGAAGAAGGGCTTTGCTGTGAACAAGAGACTCAACGCCTACTCTAATGTTGAAGACCTTCGCACAGAAGTCAAGCGCATTACATACAGTATTGATGTTGAACAATCCGTACGCTTCTCTCGGCGTATGTTAGTGGCCTGTGTGACTGGCTTGGAGTTTCTCAATAAGCGATACAACCCCTTCGAGATCCAATTGGAGGGTTGGTCCGAGTCTGTGATGGAGAATGTGGATGACTACGATGGTGTCTTTGAGGAGCTCTACGTCAAGTACCGTTCCAAGGTCAATGTTGCCCCAGAAGTCAAGCTCATTATGATGTTGGGTGGTTCAGCGATGATGTTCCACTTGACAAACAGTATGTTTAAGAGTGCCCTTCCCAATATGAACGATGTCCTCAAGCAAAACCCAGACCTCGTGAAGAATATGATGGCTGCTGTACAGAATACAACACGAGCACCATCTGGCCCAGCGGATGCGGCTCCAGTGGGTGGTACTGGGCAGTATGAGATGCAGGGCCCAGGTATTGATATTTCCAGCCTCATGGGTGGTATTATGATGCCACCACCACCACCAATGAATACGACCCCCATCCCAGTGTCCGAACAAGATGACGACGACGTCTCCGATATTGTTTCGATTTCAGGCGAGTCCACTGGGGGTGAAGTGAAGGAGGTCAACGTTGACGGCTCCAAGTCGAAGCGTGGCCGCAAAAAGAAGAAGACCGAAATTAATCTCTAAGTACAGTATAAATGATAGGCTACTGTCCATTGGAGGAAGTTGAACCTCCCGTCAGACAACAGCAAGTTGTTGTTACGCCTAAGGCTGAACCCAAGCCTGAGGTTGGCCCCGAGGAAACCGAATGTAATTACGTCGTCATGGCTTTCATTGTCGGCGTTCTATTCTTAGCCGTCTCTGATTCCATCAGGGCGTAAATTGTTATTAATTCTCCCTTCGGCTCCCCGAAGGTAAAATTAGTATGTGAATGTTGTGATTTCTGTCTGACCTCCTGTGCCGGTGTCCAAGTCAGCTTCGGCTGAAAGATCGCGTGTGATTTTTTGGAGCACACCGTCACACGCACTCACCAGTTCTACGAAAATGTCGTACGCATAAATTCTCGTACCATCCACGTTGTAGGGTGTTATGCTTATACCCCGAATACCGGTTGTCACCGTTGGACTCCACGGGTAACTATTTGTGCCACCAAAGAGGTTCTTTGTACCGATCGCCACATCGAGGGTTGACGCACTCCCATCCCCGGTACCTCCCTGAAGTTCAAGAAGCATTGTACTCAGATCCTTGACGGTTGATCCATCGGTTCTTCTCAGAATGGCTGTCACTTTCGCGTAGAAGGCTCCAGTTCCAAATATAAGTTGAATATCTTTCGCAACACCCTCCCCCACCGAGAATGTTTTGGAATATGTCTTTCTGGACACTTCCACGGAATTGGTTATGATACCACCACCAACTTCAAGATCTGTGGACGCCGTTGCCCCACTCAGACCAATCGCGACCTGGTTACCAAGATCAATGTTACCACCAATAAACACATCACCCGTGGTTCTGAGATCACTATTTATGTAGGTTGTTTTTGAACTTGTGGTTGGATTTATGTAAACATTACCAGTTGTATCTGAATAAATATTGGCAGATCCAGCAGTTGTCGTGAACTCTATGATGGCGTTTGAAGAGGAACTCTCCACCCGTGGGATACCGTCGTACACGTGGAACTTTGTAGCTGGCGCAGCTGTACCCACACCCACATTACTCGTGTGGATGAGATGGAGACAATTTGTCTGTGTACTATTGTTGGCGACACCCATCACGAGACCAGTCGTACTATTATCGGTATTACTGAAGCCTCTGAGGTA